TCTGCTATCATCTTCTTACCGTTATCACGAGGGTATAGTTTGGCGATATCGTATATCGTACCGTCATCTGGTGGTACTTGCGCAAGGATATGGTTCTCCCAAAACTGATGAGCTATCTCGATTAGCTTTTCTTCGAACTCTTTATTACGTTCATAGCGATATATTCTAAACTGGTTACCACCGGCAAGAGCTGCGAGCTCAGCATAGGGTACATCGCATATGGCAACATACCATGCCACTTGCGTAAGATAAGTAGCTGGCACGATATCGGTTCCTTCAGGACCCCAATCATCTTTATTAAAGAAGCCGGTTGTTTTACATTCAAGTACTGCATCCTTGTTGCCGATCCATCTATCGATGTTGCCTAGCATAAGTGGGTAGTCAGGATGTCTTAAGGTTTCAGGTTCGATCATTACCTTGTTGCCAGATCGTCTTGAGTATTCCTCTGCTACGATATCCTCAAGTAGGTTACCGAAATGCATGGCATCGTTCATAGGCTCTTCTATATCGGTTAGCTGTAGCTTATCAATATAAACAGACATCGGTGATTTAAACTTTGAGACGTTGATGATAGCACCTATATCGGATCCAGTGATGCCGCTGCGCCTTAGGTCATACCATTCTTGTGGGTGATTCATAATGCGTTTTATTAAATTGTATTAAGTTGTAATATATTATAACATAATAAAACTTAATAATAAAGAATAAAGTTTAATGAATCAACTAGGCCTTAACTTTTTTAAAGTTTTTATTTGATTCTTAAGAAAAGATCTTATAGGTTGAAGAGGGCCTCTGGGAAAAGATAGATGCCCTCAACCAATAGTAACTTAAAAACGATTAGTAACTTATGTCGGAGCCACCTCTCGTTACAGGTTACTGTATAAAATGATAATTCAAGTTGCAAGCGTTTTCTTTTTTATCTTGTTTTAAAAGTTAGCGCTTGTGATTTATAGGAATATTTTAGCTAGAAGATTAAATTAACTTAGTATATAGTTAATCATTATAATTAATATAACAAAAGAAAGAGGAATAAAATTATGACGCAGACAATAAAAAAAGGTGTCGTAGCGCGACACCTTCTAATGCATGTTAATAGACACAGACATGTAATCATTAACAAATCAGTGAGTTTAATCATTAACAAATCAGTGAGTTTAATCATTAACAAATCAGTGAGGTTATTATATGTCAACGGTTAATAACAGTCAAGACTTATCTAAGAAAAAATTACCAGCACAACATAGTCCCTTTTTATCAGATGAACAACATCATTCAATGCATCCAAAGTTAGCACGTGCGATTGGCGTTAGCGCTGCTTTGTTTTTACAAAGATTAAAGTTCAGAATAAATTGGAAGCAAATGAATAAGTACAAAAAAATTGAAGGTCGTCATTGGGTTTATAACACCTATGAGGAGTGGCAAGATGATTTAGATTATTATTCTTTATGCACTATAAAAAACATAGTAAAAAAACTGGAGACCATTGGTATCTTACTTACAAAAGAAATGGACCCATTTAAAAAGGGTGATCGGACTAAATGGTATGCTATTGACTATGATAAACTCAATGAAATTTATGGCGATACCTACCCTGAAATTGATGAAGATGATGAAGGTAACCAGGGGTCGAATAACAACAATGGTAGCAACATCAAAAGTACAGATGATACCCCTTCAACCCCAGTCAACACGCCAACTGCTAAAAACTATCAGAATAACTGCGAAAAATTAGCAGAATCATATAAGTATACAAATAAAACTAACAAAGAAAACATTAGGTCAAATAAAGATATACTTACCGAAGTTTTTTTAATTGTTTATTTTTCTAATTATAAGATTCATAGTTTTGATCGAAGCAGGAGATCCGAACTAGATGAGGAGTTGTATGATGAAATAGTGGCGAAATCTAAAAAACTAAACTTGAGCTATCATGTTGTTAACATGTTGGTAAAAGTAAGGGGTAAAAGAATGGAAAACAAAAGCTTTGCAAGTAAAGCCGAGTTTATAAAATGGATGGTAAATGAAATTGATGAATCTCGTTTGGATTTCACAGAAGCCTACAACAAAGGATTGGCTTATTGCCCTAAGGAATTGGTTCAAGAAAGAGATGCTTACTGGGGTGGTAAGTTACCCGAGCACATCATCGACCCCGGTAAAGCAGCGGACCTAGCACAAGCTCAAAGGATAAAGGCTAGGGAATTAAATTATGAACAATTAAATTAAAAAGAGCAAAACATGGAAAGTAAAACTTTTATAAACTGCGGACCCCACAATGGGTTTTACAAAAACATTTCATTAAGATTACCGAGCTTAGTCATGATTAATTTGAGAAAGTAATGTTAGAACTTTGTAAAGCTGGATATGCGAATAAAAATAACGAAGATTATGTTATTGAAGATCAGCAGAGGTTAGCAAGGGCCGCACGCGGCCATAGGGGCTCTCTAAGACGTATACCTTTATCTCAACGCATGTTTTGTCGTTACAAGTATTATCGCTTCTCTATGAGCTTTAAAATAAGATTCTTATACTGCTAAGATAAAACCCCCTATAAGGGAGGTAGGGGGCTAAAATAGGATCACACCTATGAGAGGGTGCTATACATGAAAAACAATATCCATGCCATATATTATCTCACAGTTGCAAAACTTCCGCAAGGCTAAACTGAATGATGGAGTGGCTTATCTATATCGAATGGCTCATCACCCATAGTTGCTGTGTCACTTTTATCATCATGACTATCTGGATTTAAAAAGCTAAGCATCGATAAAGTCTCTGAAGTATCATCATTAAGAACCAGCTTTTCCTTTGGTGAAATCTTCACAGCGCTAGTGATCTTCGGATGAACAGTCTTTGCTTTGCCCATGTCAATCCTTTCGACTGACCCTGTCGTCTTAGGCGATGCTTTAATATCATCATAATCAAGCTCTAGCTTTCGTTTATCCGTAGCGCTAAGTATCTTCAACATCTTCTCAGTATCGATAAATAACGGCGAACTCTCGGAACTACTCTCACTTATATCGTAGCTGTTATAATCACTATTGCCTCGGTTGTGCCTATCAGCATGAATAACAAAATCAGAACCCGGAGCCATATGAACACTACCCGCTATATGAATCTGAACCGGTTGGTTATAGTCAAAGTTATCATGGTTGTCACCCTTATCAACTAATATTTTTGTTTTACCCAGCCCCATCTTTTGATGCTGGACCGAAACCTCTGGAATGTTTACCGTCACGTTATTATTATTTTCGTTATGAGTAGCGCCAGAGCCACCTCCACCTTCACCGTCACCTTCACCACCCGTTAGGTTATCTACGATGTTGACTGTCTTATAACAGCATGAAAATATTTTTTTAAATGCTCGCAAAACTTCACGTAATTTAGACATAAATACCTCTTGATTTTTATTTTCCCAACCTTGAATTATACCATAATCTAAACTTTTTATTTATTAGTTAGTGCTAAGTTCAGTTAAATAAATTTGGCTTATGACAAAAAAAAAGACCAGCTCAACTCTGAATTGAATATCAGAATGACCAGCCTTTTAATCAAAGGTAGCAAAAGTTATTTGTGTTTGTCTTGGTTACTCATTTCAAGTTCATGAATACCTATCATGCAATACATCCTATGAAAAGATTCATTCATATCATGCATAAGTAATTCATAAGCTTTGTCAAAATCCTTTTCAGCTTCCTGCTTAAAGTTATCGATATGCTTATAGGTTCTCATCTGAATCCTCCGTTGCTAATTTAATAGCATCCTGCAAGGTCTGTATTTCAGTACTCATCTGAGCCATCATGTACGATTGAGCGCTGGTTATTTCACGATACTTCTTGAGCAAGTCAGATAGTTCCGCCCTTAACTTGGCATTATCTTCTCTTAGTATCTTTATTTCATCTTGCATAAATTCCTCCCTAAACAATGCAATTGATTCGTATTTAATATAGTATCACAAAACTTAACAAAAGTCAATAAAGTTCAATTAGGTATATAAGGGGAATCAAAAGACTAGATAACTAAAGCGGGGCACGTAATTAAATCTATGGAGAAATAAAACCCCGCAATAGTTTCTATAAACAATAAGTAATGTTATGAACAACTTATATAAGCCCAATCATACACCGCAAAGTTTATTAATCAAGTACCTTTTGCATTTATAAGCTCGTCAATTATTTCAAAACACTTGCCCAAAAATAAATTGCTGGCGACCTTATTCTTCTCAACAGACGCACTTCTTAAATGCTGCCTTATTAATTTTAGTGATTTCTTCTGCTCTTGATTCATAGCTTAGTTCTCCCTCGCCTCTTCTGCGGCTGCTACCTTTTCCAACTCTTCATCTCTAAGCATCAAATAATCTTTTACCTTGTATGGATATTTTAACTTTTCAGCATCCTTTGAATGATAAACCTCCAAGAAATAGTTCATAGCATCTTCAATTACTTTATCATAATTGGTATCCATGTCGCTCATAATATTCTCCGAGTGTAAACTGTAAAAAACAAGTGCCCACTCTTCTAACATGTGTTGATGTACATCAGTAAAAAACTTAGGATCCTTTAATTCAAATTTATTTTCTTCAATGTCGTTTAAGATCTGCAGGTTGCGGCACGCTTTTTCAAAACTACCACATCTTACATCTACAATCTTATGATTTAAATCCCGCACCTCATTTTGTAATTCTTCTTTTGACATTGGTGCATATCTACATGCTAGCTCCATATCATAACATGTACTTGTTAAATGATCGTATGCTTCTTTTGTTTTTTTATTCATAGTACTTTACCTTTTAGTTTCTTAGATGTTCTGGGTTTTGGCTATGGTCAGTACCTACTTTTAAAAAGTCTGGGTTTGGGACGGAATAAATATCAACACGATTCAATCTCTCTTCTATCAACTCAATAATTTCATTATCATGTAGAACCGGACCATACAAGGTCAAAACATTAACCGCCTCTCTTAAGATTTCTTTTTTTAAGTTGTAAAGATTGCAAACTGTATATTCTATATCACCTATAAAAGGCTCCTGATAAGGACCCGAAACTTTTATAAAGCGCTCATTATCAACATAAATTTTTAAAGTATAGCTGTAAACGTTTACAGCATTCTTCTCTTGATACAAACTATCCACTACTATCCTCTCTATATTAGATACCGAGACCGCTTCTAATTCATGTGTTATTATATGTGTAGTTTTATAATCTGTAATTGGCATCATAATTATTCCTCTTGATATTTAAATTGTTTCTCATGATTCCCTTTAGTTTCTCATATAAAATATATGGCCGTATGCAGTTAGGTTTCTTTACACCCTCACATCCCACCAAAATTGAATCGCAATAATAACATAACTCATAAAATAATCAACTTTAAAAAAACGCATGTTTGTGATATGGTATAAAAAGAAATTTAATTTGTACCACGACAATATGGCAATAATAGGATATGCGAGAATAAGTACATTTTCTCAAACGTTAGACTTGCAACTTGATGCTCTTAACGAGGCGGGTGCGGAAAAGATATTTCATGAACAGATCAGTGGTGCTAAAGAAGTGCGTCCTGAATTTAATCGATGCATGGATTATTTAAGAGAAGGCGATACTTTAATAGTATGGAAGTTAGACAGGTTAGCACGTACTGTCAAAGAACTCTTAAGCATTATGAATAAGTTATCTGATAAAGGCGTCGAGTTTATATCGCTTAAAGAACAGATCGATACTAAAACCCCAATGGGTAAGTTTGCCTTTCATATATATGCTAGCATGATTGAGTTCGAACGTGACGTGGCTCGTGAGCGAACATGCGCTGGACTTAATGCTGCAAGAGCAAGAGGCCGGGTTGGTGGTAGGCCGAGTAAGCTGAAAGATAAAGATGAGCTAGCCCTTGTTGAAATGTATAATAGTAAAAAGTTTAGCCTTAAATATATAGCAGGCATGTTTAACATTACCGTGCCCACTATTTATCGGGTGCTAGGTAAACACAACAAAACAGCATAAAATATATTATTGTATAATTTAATAAGTTATGGTATGTTTTATTTTAACGCAATAAAATATAATAAAATATATGTCAAGATATCCAAAGGGAAGTATAATGCGCTCGCTTCGTGTTTCTAAAGAAGTGCATGATTGGATCGAGGAAAGATCGAAAAAGAACTATCGAGACTTTACACTTGAGACTTATGTAGTATTGCAAGAAGCTTATCAAGCTCAGCCCGGTTACAAAAGTAAGTCGGAACCAAAAAAAAATGAGCCGCCTGTAAAAGCAGTTAGACATGACGAACCTTCTGAAGAAAAAACAAAACCTAAAACCATGAAGGAAGTTATGCGAAGCTTTGCGGAAAGACAAAAAGAAAAGGGTGAATAATATGAAGATAATAGATAAGCTTAAAGTATCCTATCCCGCTCAAGATTCAGAGATCGGAGCGGCAACCGTTAAGGTGGTATTATGTAAAGATGAAAAGAAAGATACCTTCTCTGCTAGCATCGGGATCGGTGAAGACGAGTGGGTAATTAAAAACGGCAGACCTTTAAAATATGAAGAGCTTAGTTATTTCTTTACTGGCTATGAGCTTATAAAAGATAAATACGTTATTTAGCCGTTGTCGTCATAATGACCCCACGCCTTTATAATAATTACATAACATACATCTTTTTCAAGTCTATACACAATTCGATGTCTTATGTTTACTCTTATACTATAGGCTTCGTTTTCATGAAAAATTATGGGCTTGCTTTCTAATGCATCAAAATCACCGCTTTTTAATATCTCAAAATATTTTACAAACTTATTGCGGTATTCGCTTTTTTTAATCTTCTTCCAGTCCTTAGCAGCTTGCTTGTTAAATAGTAATTTATACGTCATCAAAAACACCTAACTCTTCTGCTGCTAAACAGTCTTCCGGCTTGCTTTTAAATCCTTCTATAATTTTTCTATAATTTTGAGGGTTTTTTATTAGATCCATGTTAAGATCGTAAATTTCAAAATCCTCTTTCGATATCATGATAACATCATCATTGTTATTGCTATGAACCGTTATTTGTTCACCTTCTGATACACGCTTTAGTAACTGAAAAAAATCTTTTCTTGCATTACTTGCATACATACATGTCATAATATTACCCCTTATTAACTATTATAAATGTATAGTACAACATGTTGTGCAAGTAGTCAAGCCTAAAAAATAGGCATATTAAAAGACCCCAAGAGACATAAAGGGTCTAAGGATTTTATTCACAGCTTTATCCTCAAACATTGTGGATAAGTCATCTAGATCAAACTCATCAAAATCAATCCAAAAACTGAACATTGCGTCCGGCTCATCCTGCCAATAGTTAATATGCAAGATCTGCAAAGTCTCAAGTAAGTTCATTATAGTCAGGTCATCATCACTCATGATATCTTTCCATTCCTTAACATGTAAAGAATAAGAACCCTTATGGTTCCCACAGTTGTATGCATTGCCTACTACCGTATGAAGCAACTCTTTTAAAAACCATTTTCTATTCATACCTTTCCCCAAAAAAGTGACCCCCTAATGATAGAGGGTCTTTAATTTAGTTATCGTTTGCATATTCAGTTCCAAATGTATACTCAACTAATCCTAAATATGAAACTTCGTTTGTTTCAGCTATCTCATTAATCCTGTTCAAAGAATCCATAATTTCTGGGTCAATAATATAACCTTGTTTTTTCAAGCTATAATACTGGAACTCTAAGTAATCATGGTTTTCGGTAAACATAACTGGTTTCTTAATGATACCTACTGGAGTTAAAGTATTTATATAAAATTTCAAAGTCTTCATAAAAGCCTCCCTTTTTATAGCTTATACTTATATTATAACATGAATAACAATGCATGTCAACAACTTTCAATAACTTTTATTAAAAAACATTATAATACAACTAAACACACTTAGGTATAAGGGATACAAGGATAAAAAAAAGATAAAAAGGCTTAAGAGGATGTAATAAATTACGGCCTTTTTAAAAGACTGGATATTAACCTATTTGCATTTAACCGGTTTTATCCAAAAATCTTCCCCAAAGTTTATAAAAACAAACCAACATTGGGAGAGATTTTTACTTATAGAGTAACTAAACAAAAAAAATTTAGGTCACTCTATAACCTTAAAACATTGACAAAGCCTTAATTCACACTTTAATATAGGGGGGTATATTTTAACAAGAGGTTACTATGGGAAGTAGGGCATTATCAAATAAAGAGGAAGTAAAACTTGAATTTGTTGAAGCTATAAAAACGAACTTTGGATTGCTTACGGTAGCATGTCAAGCAGCTGGCATATCATTTCAAACTTATCGCAACTGGTATAAAGCGGATAAAGAATTTGCCTCAAAGGTAGATGCTGCTGTTACTGATTCATTTGAACGCACAACTGATATGGCCGAGAACAAACTTTTTTCAGCTATAAGCAAAGGTGAGATGACCGGCATTATCTTTTATCTTAAAACCAAAGGTAAGAAGCGTGGTTATATCGAGCGTCAAGAAGTCACCGGCAAGGATGGCGAAAGTTTATTTGCAGGAGCTTCTTTAAAACAAATAGCAAAAGAAATAGCTAAAGATGAATAACAACGACTTGTTTATTATCTCGGCTGCTAATGAATACTTTAAAGCTTTTGTTGGGGCAATACATGAGAACTACCTATATGCTAAGCATAATAGGCTGATTATGGATAAGCTCCAGCAAGTTTCTGAAGGTAAAATTAAACGATTGATCATTAACGTAAGCCCAAGATCTGGTAAGTCGTTATTGTCGAGTCAATTATTGCCAGCTTGGTTTTTAGGTAAATATCCGGATAAAAACATAATATGCACCACCTATGGTCAAGAGCTTGCGGATAATTTCGGAAGGCAAGTTCGTAACACCCTAAAGGATCCAAAGTATCAGGCAATATTTCCCGGCACGGTACTTGCTGATGACTCCTCTTCAATTAAGAAGTTCGCAACAACAAAAGGTGGTCAGTATATAGCAGTTGGCTCTGGTGGTTCGCTGACTGGTCATGGTGCTGACTTAATCATTATCGACGATCCAATAAAAAACAGAGCCGATGCTAATTCACCTAGAATAAGAAACAATGTAATTGATTGGTTTAAATCAACCCTCTATACAAGGCTATCTCCAACTGGAACTATTATTATCCTGCAGACAAGGTGGCGAGAAGATGATTTATCAGGATACCTATTAGAACATGAACCAGAGAATTGGGACGTGATTAAAATACCGGCAATAAACGAAAAGGGTGAATCCTATTGGCCCGAGCGCTGGTCAGTTGATAAGATTAATGATATTAAAAAAACAGTGGGCTCATATGAATTCTCCGCACTTTATCAACAATCCCCATCTCCAGCCGAAGGCGGAATGTTCGAACGTAGATGGTTTGAAGTGGTGCAAGCTATTCCAGCAAGTGCTCAAAGGGTTCGTTACTGGGACCGTGCTGCTACTGTTAAAACGAGTGGGAACGATCCTGACTGGACTGTTGGATTAAAAATGGCTAAAGATAAAGACGGGATTTTATATGTCGAAAATATAGTTAGGTTTAGAGGCTCTAGCCTAGATGTTGAAAAAGCAATAGTTAACACAGCAGCTCAAGATGGCTTTAAATGCAAAATAGGACTAGAGCAAGATCCGGGTCAAGCAGGTAAAATGGAAGTTGAATATCTAATTCGCAAGCTTCAAGGTTTTATTGTAAGCTCTCATAAAGTTACCAAAGATAAAGTAACTAGAGCAAGCCCAGTTGCCTCTCAAGCCGAAGCTGGCAATATTAAAGTACTAAGAGGAGATTGGAATGCTGCATTTTTTGAAGAGCTCGAGATGTTCCCATTCGGCGCAAAGGACGACATGATCGACGGCCTATCAGGTAGCTTTGGCATGCTAGTAACTCAAGGTCTAGATTATAGCCTCTTTACAAGGATGTAATCTTTTATCCTTTGCTCACTTAATGTAATCACTGATTTAAATTGTCATTTACTTTATTATTTTGTAGTCTATATAAAAGTTTAATAAAAGAGTAGGTCAATGACTGATAAATCAAGAGAAGACGGTTGGGCTAATGTCATAACTAACATGGGCATAAAAGGTAGGGATCGAACCAAGTCAAATAAATACAACCGGAACGAACGATTAGGATATGGAGCTTTAGAAGATTTATACATTGGCGATGGCTTTGCGAAAAAGGTAGTTGATCTAGTACCCATCGAAATGACCAGACAATGGATCGAAGTTAATGGCGATACTGATAATCTTATTGTTCAAAGGTTAGAAGAGATAAACGCTAAGCAAAAGATTACCGACTTACTTAAATGGGCACGACTATATGGAGGAGCTATTGCAATCATGGGTATCGATGATGGCGGCGAGCTGACCGATCCAGTTAATGAAAAGCAAATTCGCAATGTTGAATTCATTCATGTATTCGATCGTCAATTAGTTACTTGGTCATCTATTGATCTATATAACGATCCCAATAATATTAGGTTTGGACTTCCAGAATATTATACAGTGACCCCATTAAACACCGGTACTATCTTCAAGGTTCATGAATCGAGAATACTTCGGGCCGATGGTGACCGAGTTCCCGATCGTGTTATGCAGCAAAATAATGGCTGGAGTTATTCAGTACTTCAAGGTGCATATGATCAAATCAAAA